GGTGGTCTTCCCGGATACGGCCTCATTCAGCACCTCAACGTAAGGGCCGCCATCGGTGGCCACGTCTACCGCATAGCGGATCGTGTAGCCGTTGACGTTGCCCTCGTTGTCCTGGCTCTGGAGCGCTGGCCAGGCGAACCGAATACGCACCGCAGACAGCTGAGTGTTGCTGACAGAACGCACCCACGCGGCATCGCTGCGAAGCTCAGTATTGATCGTGGTTTCGTTCTCGACCGAGGGAATGCCGGGGATGTACGACTGATCAACCGAGCCCGGGCGCCAGTCCCAGGTCACACCGGTGAAGTTGAGCCCGCCATCAGCGTTGGCCAGCGGTGTATTGTCGAGAAAGATGTTCCGAGCATCCGGTGTCTCGTCGAACTCACCTTCTCCCACGGCAATCAGGATCTTGGCCCGCGCTGTGCTCTGCAGGCTGTCGGCGGCCTCGTGCGGCGCCTTTGGCTTGCTGCTGCCACCCTTGCGGCCACGAATGTCTACTGCTGCGTTCATGTGCTTTCCTGCGGGCAAAAAGAAACCCGCCGGAGCGGGCTGGGTAAATCAACAGCTACCAGCGAAGTCGAGCTCGGGGTAGCGTCTTGCCTGAACCTACAAACCAGGGAGCGGTTATGACAATCAGAAGCCTCGCGAAGAACTTGCCTCGAGACCCGGACAATCCCCGCAACGTGCTCGGCTGGGGCATTGTTCGGAATGATCCTTGGCACTTCGTCGACATCTACGGAAGTCGGGAGGTCGCCGAAGTGGCCGCCCGCCGCCTTGGCCCCGGCTATGCCGTCGAATACGGATCACACGAGCTTGAGACCGACAATTTCATGGGCGGAGCGATGCCCCCGGATTGACGGCCACGCCGAAGCGGACCTGACATTTGCCCGACAGCAGCACCGCAGTCAGACCTGGCTTTCCCTGGTACGGGATGCAGTAGCTGCTTTCCCAGAGCTTTCCGCGCCGGTGGATGCGATCGACCTCGACCTCGCCATCCATGATGGCTATCTCGGCATGACTGCCGCAAAGGAGGCCGCCCTCGATTCGGTACATGTCGGCCAGCACCAGGTCATAGTTCACGGTTTCCATGAAGCCTCCTACACCTTGTCTTCGGCATAGATCGAAGCCGAGATGATCGCCCCGCCCCAGCGGCGCCTGCCGTAGCAGATCGGCACAGGGTTGCCGCTGGCGGTAGTGTTCCGAGCGCTACCGAAGGCGTAGCTGGGGAGGTTCTCGGGGGCGGCGGATTGCTTCAGGCCGCCGGCTTGGGGGCTGAGCATTTGCACCACCCCGCCGGCGATAAGCCCCACTCCCGCCGGGTATAGATACGGCGCAAGCACGGGCACGAAGTAGCCAATAACGATCAGCACAATACCCACGATTGTCTGCAAGACGCCCCCTCGCTTGCTTCCCCGTATTACCGGGGCGATACGCAGCACTCCCGGCCCGCCAAAGCCGAGCTCATCCTCCCCAATATTGCGCTTACCACGAAACACCGCGAATTCCATGCCTCGCAGGTGGGCGTTGGCCAGAAATCGTTGCAGTTCTGGCAACTGCGAGCACAGCGCCTTGACCGCTTCAGCGGCCGACTTGACCGCCAGCCTAATGCCGCGGGGCCTTCCAGGCTCTGGCTTTGGCTCGAACTGACGGAGCAGCCCGTATAGCTGCACGGTCATCATGGGGGTGTATTCAAGAACAGACGCAGCCATATTTTCTCCAGCCAATAAAAAACCGCCCGAAGGCGGCTCTTCTGAATCGGTCAATTAAAATGAAGTTGGCGAGATCGAAAACCCAGCGTTCAGGTCGCCGAACACCCGATATCGGCGGGTCTGACCGGCGCTCACTGTCGCTTGGATTTCGCGCAGAGCCATCCCGTCGATGGCACATAACACCCGCCCATTCGGATCTTTGCCCATCCCTATCAGGTGCTCACCTGCTGGAACTTGGAACTTGGCGATTTCTCCAGGCCCAATTCGCGCAGCGGGGGCGCCATCGATGTATATCCCTAGATAGCAACCTGAGCCAAACGCTCCTGAATCACGTGTTACCACCAGCACGCCACCCGCTGATATCTCGGACTGATATCCAAGAATTCGATCTGCTGGAACAGGTTTGGCCGTAGCCTCTGAAACCGGTGTGGTAGTACAGCCAGCCAGCAGCAAACCTGCTGCCACGAATAGCAACTTCCTCATCTAGCAATCCTCCGTGCTGTGATTCAAAAAGTGTACAGGAGGTTAAAGTGTCGTATCACATGATCAGGGACCGAAGCATGTACATAGAAACCGCGCTGAGTGCTCTACAGCGATATCTTGTCGACCCTTCTGATGCTTCAACGCTGTTCGTCGACGAAAGCGTTTTCAAGCGGACCACTGCTGATAAGCGGCAAATTAGGTCCATGATCCGTGAGGCGGGAGCGGATCGTATCAGGAACGTTACGAAGGGTGAGCGTGTCGTCTATCAGCAGGATCCGCGCATTTTTTCCGGCCCAGATGAAATGTACCTTCGTTATCTGTTTGCCCCGGAGTCAATTGTCCGGGGAGACCCCCCAGAGTGCGCACCGGAATGCTACCTGCCGATGTCCGCTCTCCCAACTGCGCAGAGCGGTTGGCCCATAAAAGAGGAAAGGGTCAGCATTCCCTTGGGGGGCGAGCCGGAGCGAGTAGTGCTGAGCCTTCTGTCGCAGCACGGCTGGCGAGGAACCTTCACGGAGGGGCATATGCTGAGGACTTTATTTCGCGCTCTGCTCCTACCGTACTTGTTCGAGCACAACCCCTTTAAGCGCTTCGACTCCACAACGCCGATGCTGCATGCCATTCACGCTCTGATTCCCATGTGTGCCGGACCGATCAATATGAGCACCGGGCAGGCCCGCATCGAACGTGAGCGCATAGACGAGATGCATTACGTGCTTGATGAGCGGCTTGCAATGCCGGCCCAGGCGATTGCAGCGGACTTCGAGCTCATCACGGAGATAGCTCGACCGGTTTGGCCTAAGGCTCCTCCTGACGACTCCCCAGTCGAACTGTTCCTCTCCGCTGTTGCGCCGGAGTTCTGGCATTCTCTGCTTGAAGCATATGCCATGAACAACTGGGCACTCGCTCACGGCTGGCCAGACCTTGAACTAACCAACGGAAAGGATGTGATGCTTGTCGAGGTGAAGGTGCGTGACCGTCTTACTCAATCACAGAGAGCCACTATCCCAGTCCTGATGGGCATGGGGATAAAGTGCCGCGTGATTCGCTTAATCAGATGACCGATGCCGCAGCACCATCCGCACGCGGTCCAGCCAAGGACCGCCAAACACAATGATTTCGCTTGGGCGTCCGTACAGGTGATGCAGCAGGAAAGGGCCGGGACCGAACACCTGCGAATCCTCGCCCGGAAGCGACGGATCGGTGCCTAGGAAAATGCCCGCATGGTTGTCCTGTGCGGTGCGACCGACGCGCATGACGATCAGATCGCCGCGCTGAGGTCGTTCTACCTGAACGAAACCAGCCTCCTCAAAATGCTGGCGGTAATGGTCGGGGCCGTCTTCGCGCTCCCACCACCCGTCCTCGCGCTGGTAGCTCGAAAACTCCAAGCCCCACTCGCGCTGGTACCAGTCCGCACAAACCTGCCAGCAGTCCTGAACACCGTGTACGAACGGCCTCCCGAGAAGCGGCACCTGATCGACTGGCTGCAGCTCCCGAAGATCACCCTCAGGCCAGCTCAGGATGTACCACGGCAGCCCTGATGCGTTGCACATCGCAACATCTGCAGCGCTGGGCCGACTGGTAGCGTCAGGGTGGCTATGCGCCACTCCGAGGATCTGGCCCAGGTCCTCGGCGTCGGAGTAGGCCTCAGGCGCGATGCGGAACTCTTCGTTCGGCTCGGTCGCGCTGTTCTCGCAGGCGATATACCGGTGGCTGCGGCCGGTCTGAACCGCCAGCCCGCAGCTTTCCTTCGGATAGCAGGACTCCGCATGCTCGCGGACGGCACGCTCGATGTGTTTGCGCATGGTCAGCTCCGGGC